CTTCTTCAACCACTGTTTCGCTGTTGCCACTGTTTTCTTGCTCTTTGACAATAACATTGCTATCATTTGTCTCTTGTGTTTGAATGGCATATTTTTCTTCGTCTTTTTTATTTAAAACTACTTTATGTAATTTTTGATCTTGAGGCTCATTAAGATCTTTCATTTTTTTTGCTGACTTTATTTTAAAATCACCTTCTTGTTTAGCGGGTACTGCTTCTTTTATTTCTTCTTTTTTTGACATAATATGATAATATAAAATTAATAATAAACTATGATCCGAATTGTTCTAATCCAAATCCACCTAATGAATCATTTTGTGACTCAAAGTTTGTAGGTAAAGTATCGTTTTTTCTTTGAGAAATCATCTCACTTTGCTGAGTTGCTTGTATTTTTGTTCTTTTGTCTTTTCTATCTTCAATTTCTGACTCTCTTGTTGTTTGTCTTTGAGCTTCCATTTGTGCTAGTTGTATTGCATATTCAAATTCTGTAGCCATTAATCCTCTTTTAATAGCAGCTTCTTGCTCCATTCTTTGTATTTCAAACTGAGATTTTGCTTGTTCTATTTGAACTTTAGTTTGAGCAACAGCTTGTTCTTTTTGAACTTCAGCCATAGCGGCAGCTTCAGAAGCTTTTGCATTTGCTTCACCTTGTGCTGTGATATTTTCAAGTTGTTGAGCTCTAGCTAATTCTGCTTTTTTCTTTTGTTTTTGTTTTAACATTTGATTAGCTAACTTAAGATTTGATATTTCTCTTAAATCTATCGCATCTTCTAAACCAATATTACCTTGCTGTAATGCTACTTGAATACTTTTTTCTAATTGAGCTTGTTCTTCTTCATCTGGTTCAAGCTCTAAAAATATACCAAAATCGTGTAAGTGTAATTTTTGTACCTCAGCTAATGTTGCTGTATTAAAATTATTTATACTTTTAATAAGAGAATCTTTTGTTAATGGAAAACTTAGCATATCTGCAACTCTTAAACTTATATTTTCACAAGTTCTAACAGTCATATACATTAATGATTGTAATATATGTCTAGTTGCTACGTTTGAGTTTGCAGCTGCAAGTTTTTGTAAACCAAGTAAAGAATCTTTATCCGGCATACTACCATCTCTAGCTTCATTTAATCCTGTTACATCACGAATCATTTGTAAATAATATTGATACGTTTGTATCATTGCTTGTATTTTAGACACACCATTAGAACTTTGCAATTCTTGTATTGGTATTTTACCTGAATTACCATCACCATCTTGAGTTAGTGATCTACCAACAACACTACCAGTTTGAAAGTACATATTTAAAGCTTCTTGAGGATTGTAATTAGTACCATTACCTAAATCAACCTCTGCTAAACCGTCTACATCTAAATACACACCATCTGGAACCATTTTTGATAATACTTGCTGTAATTTTAAATGTGTTATTTGTATCATATCAGCAAAACTAATTGTTTTACTTACTATTGATTCTATACGACCTTGATACATTCTTGGCGCTGACATAACATAGTTCATATTAACTTTAGTTGTATCTGCATTTGGCCTTGTCATATTTTTAGCTAATGTCCACTCAAGCATATTATCACCTAATCCTAATACTTTAGCGCCAGTATATAAAACTTCAATAGATCTAGAAACTCTTTCAAAGTTATCACTCACAGGTGGATTAAACGTATCTTGTTTTTCTAATGTTTTTTCTAATCCTTGTTCTGTTCTTTTAATTTTAAAAACCTGGTCATGATAAGTTTTATATTCAAAAAATAATATTTGAATTTGATCTTGTTGACTTTGACCCCATATCGAATTAGTGTATGAATTTCTACCAGGATATTTTTGAATTTCTTCTAATTCAGAATTAGTTAAATTAGGAAATTGTCGTTTAACCTCTGATAAAGATAAATTTTTTACTTCACCTACATAATACAAATCTTCAAAATTAGGATCTTCTGTATATGACCACACCATGTTAGCTGGGTTAACATACTCAGTAGTTACTCCTTCAGATAAATTAAAATTAGTTTTGCAAGCTCCTATACCTAAAACAGTTAAATCGTAAGCAATTTGTTTTTTTACTTCATCAAATTTATTGTAATCTAATATATTACTTATAACTTCTTCTTCAGCTATTTCTATACTTTGTTTGTAATTCAACTGCATGTAAAGATCTAACTCTTCTTTGTTTTCTGGTAAAGTTTGAGGATCAGCAGATGCATAATAATTTCTACCTGTTATTTGAGTTAATTGTTCTATAGCAGCTTTATTTTCAATATCACGTAATGCTTTTTCAGCATACTCTGTTCTTGTTCTTATGCCGTAAGGATCTGTTGAATATGATTTTATTTCATACCCTCTTTCAGTCATACCATTAACAACTATATCTACAAATTTTGACAATACAGGTATTGGTTTCCAGTCTAAATTAAGATAAGATAAATCTCCATTTATAGCTAATTCATCTTTGTATTTTTGTACAGGCTGTTCGCCTCTTGCATACAATCTTAATCTATTAAAATTTTGAAAATTATCAAGATACCTGTTTTGACCACTGTTGTTTCTAAACCACTCTTGCTCAATAGCTTGAGCTACTTTTAAGCCATACTCGAAAGAACTTTTCTCTTCTTCAGGTACCACCTGATCTGGAAAGCTACTGTTGTAGTTAATGTTAATCATTGATTTTCATTATTTTTGAATTTACTCCTTCGTTATTATATTTTTTAAAATTTAAAGGAAGTTTTGATATAGTTCTTTTTGCATTAGGAGCATACCTATTTTTATTACAAGCCATTATTGCTAATCCAGAACTAATTGAAGCATCATGCTGAGTTCTATTATTTATATTAAATTTAGCCCAATCTTCTAAAGTTCTTTGAAAATACATATCTCCATGTCCTTCATTAGTTATACCAATAAAATTTTCAATATAATCTTCAATAGCAGCGGCGTGCGCTTGTTTAATATCTTCACTTGAATTTGGAATTCCTCCTATTTCTCTTTCTGTAACAGATAGTTTATTATAAATCTTATCAGGCCTATTTATAGAATATCCCCTGTATCCTCGTCTTTTTAAGTAATATAGCAATCTTGGTTTATTATTTTCTGCTAACATTGGCATACCATAAAAAACTAAAGCCATTAAAACATCTTCAAAAAATATTTCTGCTGTTTGAGGTCTTGCTATATATTCTAAAAAAAAAGTATTAGGAGGAACATCCTCCATTGAAAATTTAGTTAAACCATGAAGCGATCCATTAGAACCTCTACCATCTACTGTTCCGGAAATATCGTAAGAGTCACAGCCAAAAGCGCCAGTGTGATCATTACCTGGATATCTGATACCATTTTTAATTAAATATTTATTTTGTAATTGTGCAGGTGGAATCCATGATATGAAAAATCTTCCATTTTTATTAGGTACAAACATAACTCTAGTATCTTTAATACCATTTTCCCAATGAAAACTACCTTGTGTTACTACATTTGTATTTCTTAAGTCTTCGTTATAATCTATTTGTTCATAAAGTTTAGTTAGATTAAATAAAGATTGTTTAGCTTCGTCTCTAAATGCGTGTTTTTCTGTTCTTGGAAACTGACGATAAAATTCATTTAAACCGTCTTGATCATCTTTTAAGCCATCAACTTCGTTTTCCCAATGCGAAATAACTCCGATCTGAATCTTGGATCCATCAATGCCTTGGACGGGTTTTTTTGGAGTGTCGAATACAGGAAATCCATAAGTATCGATGTATCCTTCGTAATTCCATTCCATAGGTATGAACAAACTATATAATCCTGAGTTAGTCTGACCATTACGGTTTCTTTTTGTAACATCTGATGCATCATATAATTGTTTAAAATTAGCTCCTCCTTTGTTGAGTGCATTAGAGGTTGAGCCCATCATGCATCTACCTATTATTCTACTACCTAATCTTAATGTTGTTTTCGTGACACGCCAGTTGTTGAGGATGTTGTCGGGACGCTCCCACTTGCCTGATTCGTCGTGTGCGAGGATCTTGAGTTTCTCACCGTCATATGAGTTGTCACCGGTGTTCTTCCAGTCGATCGTCGTATCCAATCCTTGTAATTCTTCGGTTTGGGTATTGGAATCAAGTTTTCGTCGGGTAAGTTTGGAAGCGGGTACTCTATAGGCGAGTTCGGTTTTGGGACGGTCCATTCCGTCCTGTATCGGTTTGAAAAAGAACGGGTAATTAACTGAGATGGGTACCACTTTGTCGGTAAACATCTTCTTTGCATCTGCTCCAGTCTTCGATAATATCCCATATCTGGAATCCGAAGAAATGGTTGCCTGGTGGACAAGTTCCGAAGATGCCATGAATGAAAAGCCAGAACGTCTGTTCTTAAGGTAACACAATCCGTAACATCTGGTGTCCAACTTACAAGCCTCCCAGAATATAAAGAATATTCGGTTTGATTCGCGAAAGTCTGGTTGCCCAACATCAATCTTGGTCCATTGCAAGTACATGTAGTGAGAACCAGTAATATAACTAGGAATACCTTTGTTATAGAACCAATGGCCTTCATCACGTTTTTTAAATTCTCCGTCAATATAATCATACCATTTATCTTTAAAATAACTTGGAAGA